AGCACAGGATGCCGGGATGAAATACGCCGACATTGCGTCGATGATCCGGGAAATTGCGCCCGTCATCCGCGAGTATACGGCGGCAGCGCTGGCGCCCATCGCCGAAAAGGTGGACGCGCTGGCTCTGCGCCTGGACGACATGCCGGTGCCGAAAAACGGCGAGGATGCCGACGAGGACGCGATTGCTGCGCGGCTGCGCAGTGAGTTCGATGGAGACATAAAGCAGCTTCGCGGTGCGGTGTCCCACGAGATCGGAACGCTGCACGAGCGACTGACCGCCGTGGCGGGAGAACTGCCCGAGATGATCGCGCAGGCAGTCGCGGAGATACCGAAGCCGAAAGACGGCAATGACGCTGATGAGTCCGCCATTGCAGCGCTGGTTCGAGATGAGATCGGCAAGGATATGGCCGAGATCCGCGATGCCCTGGGCGAATTGCAGGCGATGCCGCGTAGCGATGAGTTCGACATCGAGGCGGTCGTCAGCCAGGTGCTGGCGCTGGTGCCGAAGCCGAAGGACGGAGACCCTGGCAAGAGCATCCGCATCGACGAGATCCTGCCGCACATCGATGAGCGCGTGCGCGCGGCCGTTGCCGCGCTGCCGAACGCCAAGGATGGCGTCGGGTTGGCCGGCGCGGTGATCGACCGCGATGGCGAACTCGTCATCACGCTGTCCGACGGACGCCACCAGAAGCTGGGACCGGTGGTCGGCACGAGCGTCGATGAGCGTGTGATCATGCAGCGCCTGTGTGCCGAGGTTTCCGACCGCATCGAGGCGCTGAAAGCGGAAGTGTCTGCCGCGCAGGCGCGGGCCGAGGCCGTGCAGATGCCGGATGTCGCCGGAATGATCGCCGATGCCATCAGAGCGCTGCCGGTGGCGCTAACACGTGCTGACGTGGCCGGGATGATTGAGGCGGTGCAGAGCAAGACACCCACGCTGGATGCCGCTGCTGTCGACTCCGCGATTACAAGACAGGTCGCCAAGGCCGTGGAAGAGCTTCCCAAGCCCCGCGACGGGGCATCGGTCACTGTCGACGACGTGCGGCCACTGATCGAAGCGGAGGTTGCGGCCGCGGTGGCGCGGATCCCAAAGCCGCGTGACGGCATCGATGGCCGTGGTCTGGCGTCGATGTTGATCGACCGGGATGGCGAGCTGGTAGCATCGATGACGGACGGCCGCACGGAGAAACTCGGACGCGTGGTCGGCCGGAATGGCATCGATGCGGATATGGCGGCGCTGGAGCGTCACATCGCGGATAGTCTCGCAGCGCTGCCAAGGCCGAAGGACGGGATCGACGGGGTCGGCTTCGACGACCTCGACCTGGAGGAGACCGACGACGGCCTGTTCCTCAAGTTCGAGCGTGGCGAGCGCACGAAGCGCTACCGCCTGCCAGCGGTTATCGACCGGGGCGTATACCGCCAGGGCACGAGCTACGGCAAAGGCAGCGGCGTCACCTGGGGTGGCTGTTTCTGGATCGCCCAGAAGGATACCGAGGAAAAGCCGGGCAACGGTGAGGCCTGGCGTCTGGCGGTCAAGAAGGGCCGCGACGGAAAGGACGCCCGGACATGAGCGCGCTCGTCTCCGTCGAAGCCGTCAACGATGCACTGCGGCTCGACCTCGATTTCGACATCGACCCCTATGCGGGTGACGACGAAGCCTCGCGCGTGGCCGACATCGTGGCGAAGATCGCCCAGGCATCCGACATCGTGCTCGATTATCTAAAACACCCGGCCGGCTCAGACACGTGGACTTACGACACAACGCCGGAGCGGGTTAAGGCCGCGACCATTATAGTCGTCCGCTGCCTGCTCGATGACGCCGACGACAGCATGGCGATGCTCTCGGGGCTGTCTGGTCTCGATCAAGGCAATCTGAAGAACCCCATCGTCGCGCTACTGCACCGGCTGCGCGACCCGGCATTGGCGTGAGGCGACATGCAGCCCGGCAAACTGCGTGAGCGCATCACGCTGCAGCGGAACATGGCGCAGCCCGATTGGTCCGGGCACCCCGCTCCGCCGGATTGGCGCGATCAGTTCACCGTGTGGGCTGGTATCCGCTTTCTGCGGGGCAGCGAATCGGTTCTGGCCGCTCGGCTGAGCGCCCGCCAGCCGGCAATCATGACGATCCGCACCAGCTCCCAGGCACGCTCCATTCTGCCGTCCGATCGCGCCGTCAATGCGCGGACGGGGGAGATATTCAATATTCGCGAAGTGCCGCGTGAGGCGCGCGACAGCCGTGCCTTCCTCGAGGTGCTGATCGAGGCCGGAGCCACGTGATGGCACAACTCGTTCGCACGCTCACGGTCGAAATGGATCTGGTGGGTGACGCCATCGACGACGTCGAGCGGATATTCCGCGCGCTTGCAAGGAAGCACGGGCCGGCGTTTCGCGCACTGGAGCGGGAGGTCGAGCGCTTGATGAATGGTGACGCCGAGCTGTCGCCTCCGCCGTTTCATCACATTGGCGGCGGGTGCTACGTCGCCGAGCCATATCCAGAACTCGCTGCAATCGTTCGCGAAGCACGTGCGCTGGGGGTGATCTGATGGTCAAGTTCAAGATCGAGGGACTCCGTGAATTGGAGTCCGCCCTTACGGAGTTGTCGAAAGGCGCGGCCAAAGGCGCGCTGAAGCGTGCCTTGATCAAATCGGCGGAGCCCATGCGCGTCGCCGCCGTACGCAATGCGCCCGAAGACAAGGAGGGCCTAAAGCGCGGGATCCAGATCGGCGTGAAGATCGCCAAGGACAAAAGCAAAGATCCTGGCAGCCGCGCCTTTGCCGCGACGATGGCCGCCGGCGGCACCCGCGGTGAAGCGGTGCAGGCGCTGCGCAATGCCCGGCGCGCTCAGGGCGTAGGCGAAACATTCGCTGAGGCCTATCTCGGGCCTGTGCGGGCTAACAAGAAGAACTCGATTAAGGCGATGGCGCAGGAGTTCGGCAGCGTCAATCATCCGGCGCACCCCTATATGCGTCCCGCGTTCGATAGCGAGGCCGGAAACGTCGTCAGCCGCATCAAGGGCGAACTGACGAGCGAGATCGCCAAGTCGGTGAAGCGCGCCCGGGCGCGCGCAGCGCGGCTGGCATCCAAGAGGTAGGCCGTGGAAGAGCAGTTGACCGGCCTTCTCGCCACGGCCGTGCCGCGAAGGTTCTGGGGGCGTGCGCCGCAGTCGCCCCCACCAGCAAGGCCGTATGCTGTTCTGTCGCGCATTTCTGGGGCGCGCGATTACCACGCGCAGGGTCCGTCCGGATATGTCATCAGCCGCGTGCAGATTGATGTCTATGCTGAGAGCTACGTCGCGGCACACGGGACCGCCCAAAGCATCGTCGCGGCTGTCTCGGGATACAGCGGCGACGGTATCCACGCCGTATTCATCGACGGCCAGCGCGACCTGAGCGGGCTCGAAGCTGGCGACCCGAACGAACTCTATCGCGTGTCGATCGACGTGATCGTACATCACGCGGAGTGACCACCCGCATCAGCAACTTCATCCAGCCGCCTTGCGCGGCCAATTCCGCATGGGGAACTTACGATGTCTGACGCAATGATCGGCTATGGCTCTTTCTTCCACATCAGTCAGGACGGCGGCGCGACCTGGTTCGAGATGGGAGAGGTGTTCAACATCACCCCGCCGAGCGACACTGTGGATCAGCAGGATGTTACGCATATGCAGTCGCCACAGCGACGTCGCGAGTTTATCCCTGGCCTGTCGGATCCGGGGTCTGCCAGCTTCGAGCAGAATTTTATTCCCGGGTCTGCCTCCGACCTCAAGGTTCAGGATATCCGAGCTGCTGGTGAGCAAGTGCTCTGTCGGATCACGTTTCCGAATGCCGTGACGTGGAAATTTACGGGTCAGGTCGAAAGCTATGAACCCGCGGTCCCGACCGAAGACAAGATGACGTGCACCGTTTCGTGGAAGGTGTCGGGATCGACCCTGGCGACCGCAGCTGCTGCGCCGGTCAACTCCGTTCTGCCGGCCGTTGCTGGCATCGCACAGCAGGGCCAGGTGCTCACCGCGTTCGAGGGGGTCTGGAGCGTCGCTGCTTCTTACTCGTATCAGTGGGAGCTTGACGCCACGCCCATCAACGGAGCCACGGGGAAGGCTTACACGGTTGTCGCCGATGACATCGGAAAGGCGATCACAGTGACCATAACGGCCACCAATTCGGCCGGCTCCGCCAGCGCGACGAGTGCTCCCACCGCTGACGTGGCCGGAGAGTAATTCAATGGCCAACATTCATCGTGGACAGGTGTCGCTCGCCGTGGGCGACACCACCTACACCCTTTCCCTCTCGACGAACGCGCTCTGCGATCTGGAGGACCTGTTCAATAAGAACGTGACCGAAGTCGCTGCTCTGCTTGGCGCAGACAACGTCAGCATGAAGACTGTGCGCGGCATGTTCTGGGCGGCCTTGCAGGATTATCATCCCGACGTTGATCTCAAAGCGGCCGGCCGGATTATCACCGATGCTGGCATGCCGACGGCAATGGAGGCCATCGGCAAGGCGTTCAAGGCGGCGTTCCCGGAGAACAGCGGCTCGCACCCTCGGAAGGCAGCGAAGGCATAGACTGGTCTTCGCTGCTGGAATCCTGGGTTGCCGCGGAGCAGCCGGCAGCGTTGTTCTGGCGGCTCACACTCCGCGAGATCTCCGTTATCTTGAAGGGCGCCAACGCAAACTTGCGCAGGCGGCACGACGAGGCGGCCTGGCTCGCCTGGCACATCGAGGCGCTAGCTCGCGCCAAGAAGCTGCCGAAGCTTGAAAACATGCAATCGAAGGCGCCGCAGCGATCTCGCCGGATGAGCCCGGGCGAGATGATCGCGATGGCGCATCTGTGGACGGCGGCGACTGCGCGTTCGTCTTGATCCGGAGGAGTGGCTTTGGCTAGCACCGTTATTGGCTCGCTGCGTGTCAACCTCGGTATTAACACGGCCGCATTTGTTGGCGGCCTGCAGAATGCCACGAAGCATCTCGATCGCGTCGGGAAGCAGATGCAGGCCATCGGCCGCCGGATGTCGAGCTCCATCACCGCGCCGATGGCCATCGCGGGCACTGGCATCCTCAAGATGTCGGCCGACTTCGAGCAGGCCATGTCAAACATGTCTGCCGTGCTGCGCCCCACCCAGGAGGAGTTCAAAAAGCTCAGCGATCTTGCTGTGCTGCTGGCACAAACAACGAAGTACACGGCGAAGGAAGCGGCGGACGGCATGGAGATGCTGGCTCGCAACGGCATCGACGCGGCAAACATTCTGGGCGGAGCGGCGACGGCCACCCTCAATCTCGCCTCGGCCGCCAATGCCAGTCTGCCTTCGGCCGCTGACGCGATGACGGACGTCATGGTCGCGTTCAAAAAGACGGGGCCAGAGCTGACCGACGTTGTGAATAACATCGCCGGTACGCTCGTGAACTCAAAGATGGGCTGGGAAGATTATTTCGGTGCCATGAGCCAGGCGGCGGGCATCGCCGGTTCATCCGGCATGTCGTTCTCCGACATGAATGCCATCCTCGCTGCGACGGCACCTGCGTTCAAGAATGGTACTGAGGCCGGCACGTCGTTCAAGGGGTTCCTGTTGAAACTGGCGCCGTCCAGCAAACAGGCAAAGGAGATCATGCGCGATCTCAATCTCGAGTTTTTCAATGCCCAAGGGTTCATGAAAACGGCGGGCGAAATTGCCGAAGAGTTGCGCACCAAGGTCGGCAAGTTGACGAAACAGTCTCAAGTGGAGGTTCTTGGGGCGCTGTTCGGGCAACGCACGATCCGAACTGCTCTGCGCCTGATGGAGGAAGGGGCCGCAGGTATCGAGCGGTTTCGCGAAAAGATCGCCAAGGGGGACGCGGAGCAGATGGCCAAGACGCGTCTGGATAACTTCTGGGGCTCCTGGAACATGCTGAGGGCGGCCGTTGAGAGCGCAGCAATAGCGATCGGCAATTCCGGGTTTCTGGCGTGGGCACGTTCTGCTGTTGATAGCGTTGCCGAGTTCGCCCGTTCGGTCGCGGCCCTCAATCCGGAGTTGCTCCGTTTCATCGCAATTATGGGAATGCTGGTCACTGTTGCTGGTCCGGCGATCGCCGGCATCGGGCTTTTGGTGGCAGGCATTGTGGCGATTGGCGGGCCCGTCTCGTGGACGATCGTCGCGATCGCGGCCCTGGTCACAGCGATCACGGCTTACTGGGACGAGATCAAGATCGCTACGCGGATGCTGACCAACGTGTTCTCGGACGTTTACGAGAGCATAAAGGGGTGGTGCGTGTCAGTTTACGGCGCGGTGAAAGAGTGGCTCGTCGATAAGTTCGGATGGGCCATTGATGGGCTGACGAGCATGATGGAACGTGTGAGCAACACGTTCAGCGGCCTCACCGAGTTGGATGACGTCAAGCGGGAAGCTCAAAACACTCAGATGGCCATCGACAAGGCGTTCGATGGCATGAAGGCGAGCGGCGTGGCCGCCGGGAAGGCCGTCGCATTCGCCTGGCGGCAAGCGGCGGCGGACATCAAGCGAGAGGCCGATGAGGCGAAGCTGAAGCTTGAGAAAATGGCAAAATGGCGAAAGGTGTTTGCGCGCCGCCGCGGACCGTCGAAAGACCAGCTTGCATCAGGGCTACCCACACGCCGCTCATCCGACGAAGTCGATCTCGGCACCTACGGCACCGAAGCGTTCGACTCCAGTCAGCATGAGGATGGCGAGCGCATCATCAAACAGTTGAAGAAGAGCACGGAAGCGCTCGCTCGGGAGGGGAAGCGCGTTTTCGATGAGACGCGTACACCAGCGGAAGCACTGCGCATCGAGTTGACACGCCTGGACAACCTGGTGAATTCCGGTTCGATCGACTTCGAGACGTACTCGCGGGCGGTCAAGGCGGCGAAGGACGAGTTCTCCGGCTATAATGATCTCGTGCGCGAGGGAAAAAGTGTCTTCGAGGCAACGCGGACGCCTGCAGAAGCGCTGCGCCTAGAGTTCGAGCGCCTGAATAAGCTGGTGAATGTCGGAGCTATAGACTTCGATACATATACACGAGCCGTAGCCCAGGCGCAGGACGAGTTCACGGGCCTCAATCGTGTTGCCGAGAATGTCAGCCAGTCGTTCGGTTCTGCGCTGGAAGACATGCTAATCGATGGCGCAAACTGGCGCGATTCACTTGCCGGGTTCCTGAAGGACATCGCCCGCGAAATCCTGCGCGTTGCGGCTCTTACGCCGCTGATGAACTCGATCAAGCAAGGCATCACGTCCGCGTTCGGATCGGGTGGCGGCGGCTTCAACCTCGGCAGCCTGTTCAGCTCACTGCCCGGGTTTGCCGACGGTGGATCGTTCCAGGTTGGCGGCACGGGTGGCATCGATAGTCAGCTCGTGGCGTTCCGCGCCTCGCCTAACGAACGCGTTACGATCACGAAGCCAGGACAGGCGCGCGGCGCGGTATCCGTCAGCATCCCCATTCAGATCGACGCCTCCGGCGCGGACACGGCAGCAGTTGTGCGTCTGGAGCGTGGTCTCGAACAAGCTATCGGCAGCATGCGCCGCGTGGCAGTCGAAGCGGTCAGCGAAGCCATGGATAGGAATATCGCGTGATGGCTCTCATCATGCCGCCCTACGAGTTCCCGCGCGAGATGCCGCTGCGGAAAGGATTCCATCCGTTCGAATCCGGTCAGTTCGAGCCGAGCTATGGGCTTGTGCGCGCACCAACGCGCGGGAGCCGCGTGCAAGTGGTCAACGTGGCGACGCCGCTGTGGGCGATGGAGTTCGCCTCCCATGTAATGCCGCACGACGAAGCCCAAGCCTATCTGGCGTGGATGCAATCACTGCGGGGTGGTGCGCGGCTCTTCAAGGCGTGGCACCCGCTGTGCAAATACCCGTATGCCTATCGCGAGGGATGGGGCTCGCTGGTGCATGCCGATGGCTCGACGCCGTTTAGTGGCTCAGGCGTGTTGAGCAGTATCGGCGAGCAGCGCGACGCGGTGACCGTTGCCGACCTTCCGGCAGGCTTCAAACTTACCTTTGGCGATATGCTGAGCATTCCGCTCGGTGCGACCGGGCGCTCGCTGCACCGCGTGATGGTGCCGGCGACGGCCAACGGCCTGGGCGTGGCTGTTGTCACGATAGAACCGTCTATTCCGCTCTCGCTCGCCATTGGCGAGGCACCTCCGGCGGTGCTGTTTGAAAAGCCGTGGTGCCTCGCCGTTATCGATGCCGACAGCATACGCGGGCCTTGGCAGCCGGGTGCATTCGGTCGGGTTTCATTTTCAGCGGTGCAGACCTTCTAAATGCGCATTCTATCGAACGACGCTCTGGCGGCGCTGGACAGCGGCCGCTTCGCGGTCCGCTGCCTGCTCACCGTCGAAATGGACGATCCCGAGGATCTATTCGCGATCTGGGATGACATCGGCAGCATCACGATCGACGGCGTCACCTACACGGGTTCGGCCGGCCGCTTCACCGTGCAGACTTCGCAATCGGTGAAGGACCTGTCGATCCAGAACCTCGATGTCACCCTGTCCGGTCTCGATAGCGAGGTTGCGAACATGATCGACAGCGCTGCGTGGCATCAGCGCCCGATCACCATTACGCGCGCAATCATCGGCACCGAAGTCCCGGCCGTGCTGCACCTGATGCCGGAGTTTGTCGGGTTTCTCGATCAGATGATCTGGCGGGAGACCCAGGGCGGCACAACTGAGCTCCGGTTCCGGGCAGAATCGACATCGCGAGAGTTCAACCGCGCCGGCGCGCGCACCCGCTCATCGGCCGATCAAAAGCAACGTGACCCGACGGACGGCCTGTTCGATTTCGCCACGGCCGCAATCACGACCCAGATCAACTGGGGGCACAGTCCGCAGGACCCGGCGGCAATGGCTAAACCGAAGCAATCCGGGCTCGCCAAACTGTTGAGCAAGATATTCTGATGCTCGAGCTCAAGCGACGGCCGGACTGGCCAGAACGGCTGATGTCGACGGTGGAGCACCACCGCAACGCGGCGTTCGAATGGGGTGCCTTTGACTGCGCGACGCTGTTTGCCGACGCGGTTGCAGCGCTTACGGACGTGGATCCGCTGGCCAGGTACAGGCCGTGGAAAAACGAGCGTTCGGCCCGCATGAAAATGATCCGCGCTGGCTTCAAGACGATGCAGACCTTCACGCGCGCGAACTTTCCGGAGATCAACCCGGCGCAGGTGCAACGTGGCGACATCGGGTTTGCGCACGAGGCAGGCAATCTTTCGTGCCCAGCCGTCGTCGTCGGTGCCCATGCGGTGTCCCGTGATGAACAGGGGTGGATCGTCATCCCGACGTCTCTGCTGACGCTGGCCTTCAAGGTAGGCTGACCAATCCATGGCTTTTGTTGCGCCCTTATTGGGTGCCGTCCTTGGCGGCATCACGGCGACGGCTGTCGGGCAGGCTGTCCTCGGCATTGGCTTGACGGTGGCTGCAAACTATCTCACGCGCCGCAAGCAGCCTGAAAGCTCATCGGCGGCGCGCGGCATGTCGCTCTCCCTTCGGGTGGAGAGCAACGAGTTCCGTGAAGTCATTCTCGGAAAGGCCGCTTCCGCCGGGTCGCTCAAGTACCACAACACCTACGGGCCCAACGGGAACGACTACCTACAGCTGCTCTACGTCTTGGCCGACCACGAATGTGACGGTCTCGACGGCATTCTTGTCGACGGTCAGCCGGTCACACGCTCCGGCAACACGGTCAACGAATATGCCGGGCACATGTGGGTGAGCTTTTTCTCCGGCGCGTGGGATCAGCCGGCCGCCGCCGAGCTCGTTGCAGAGAATGCCAACTGGAGCAGCAACAATCGCGGTCGCGGCGTATGCTACGCCGTCGTCACGCTGAAATTCGACGCGACTCGGTTTCCCAACGGGATCCCATCGTTCTTGTTCGTGGTGCGCGGGGCAAAGCTCTACGACTGGCGCAAGGATTCCACCAACGGCGGCTTGGGCTCTCAGCGCTGGGGGCAGCCGAGCACCTACGAGTGGAGCGATAATCCGACCGTCTGCCTCTACAATTGGAAGCGCGGCATCTACGTCAACGACGATCGCCTTGCCGGCATGAACGCGCCGGCGTCGTCACTGCCGCTTTCCGAATGGACCGCGGCCGCCAACGCCTGCGACGAACTCGTTGCGCGCAAAGACGGTGGTTTCGAGAAGCGTTACCGCATGGGCGGCGTGATCCCAGTCGATACGCAGAACTCTGTGGTCGTCACCGAGAACCTAGCGAGCAAGGCCGGTGAGCTGGTTGACAGCGGCGGCGTGTTCAAGCCGCTCGCTGGCGTGGCGCAGGCTTCGGTGATGACGATCACTGATGACGATCTGATGGCCGGCGAGCCGGTCGAGATCACGCCTAAGCTTTCGCGCGGCAGCTTGATCAATGCGGTCTTCGGAACGATTCAAGACCCGGAGCAAGCCTATCAGGCTACAGCGCTGCCGCCGCGCATTTCGCCATCGGACGAAGCGGCGGACGGCGGCATCCGGCTCGAAGATCACTTCAACTTCGCCTTTGTCCAGTTCCCCACGCAGGGGCAGCGCATCCTGGAGATTTTGCGCCGCAAGGGCCGGTTCCAGAGGCAAGTATCGGTTCCCCTACGCTCGCGCTTCGCGGTTCTTGAAGCCGGAGACTGGATCACCTGGAAATCGGACCGTTACCGGTACTCCGGAGCGCGGTTCGAGGTGATGAATGTCGGCTTGAACCGCGATCTGACTGTTTTGCTCACGCTGCGGGAGATCGACGAGTCCATCTTCGCGTGGTCCCCGGCAACGGACGAACTCGATCCTGACAATCCGATGCCAGTTGCCGCCGGAGGGTCCACATTCAGTACGGTTCTGGGCGTACAGCTCTCTACGGTCGAGATAGCGGCGACGGAAACCGTCAGGCGCCCTGGCCTGCGAATCACTTGGACGCCAATCGACGACGGCACGGTAGTCAGCCTCGAGCTGGAATACCGCAAGGTCGGCGATACGCATTCCTTGGCTCGCAGCATCCTCGACCTCTCGGCGAGCGAATACACTTGGCTCGACGGCGTGCAGGGCGGTGTGCAATACGAGGCGCGTCTGCGGCCCTCGGTGCAGCCCGACCGAGCAGTCAACTGGACCGGCTGGCATCAGACAGCGGAAAACACCGGCGCGCAGGTAGTTGATGCGGCGGCGCTCGCCGAGGCCGTGCCGACCGACACGATCACGCCCGAAATGCTCTCGGCGCAAACCCGCTTCGAACTCTCGTTGGCGACCGCGAAATCGGAGATCCAGGGGTCCGTTGCTGCGCAGATCGCCGAGGCCTTCGAGTGGGCCCAGAAGACCGGCGAGGCGGCGCTGCAGGCGCTGGCCAATGGCCACGAGAACGGTGCGCAGCTGCTCACCGAGCGGGTGGAGCGCGTTAATGGGCAGAACGCGCTCGCCCAGCAGATCACGCAGGCGATGACGTGGATCGACGACAATGCGCTGGTCGTTTCGGAGGTGATCGAGAGCGTCGACGGCATCAAGGGGCGCTGGGGCGTCTCGATCAATGCCAATGGGGTTGCCACCGGGTTCGCAACGCTTTCGGGCGAGGGCCCGACGACCGATTTCGTGGTGGCGGCGAACAGCTTCACCTATGCCGATCCCGATATCGCCGGAGGCGAGCCGCAGCCGGTGTTCATCATCTCCGAAGACCCTTTGAACCCGGGCCAGCACCGCGCCTATCTCAACGGCGAGTTGATCGCGGAGGCCATCCGGGCGGGGAAGGTGAGTGTGGGCGAACTGTCGGCGATCTCGGCGAATGCCGGAGAGCTCGTCTCGGCGTTGATGCGCGATCCCAACAATATCGTGCGCTGGGAAGTGAACGACGAGATCCAGAAGATCTGGCGAACGGACGGCACGATGACGTTCGATTTCGGCAACAAAATAGTCAGGATGGAGTTTTGATGTCCGGTGTGCTGCAGGTGAAAGATGGTGTCTGCGCCATCTGGACCGGTGCGACAGACGATCTCCCATTCACCCAGCCTCTCAATCACCTCGGGCGTGTCAAGTTTCACTCGGCGCTACCGTACACGAAGATCATTGACGTTCGTCCGATCACCCTCAATCTCCCAGGTGTCTCCGGTACGGCGCTTAGAACTGCGAGTTATGCGCTGTTCGCCCATGGGCGTCCCGGGCAGCCGTGGATCCTCGGCAAACTGACAGTGAAGGGGTACGAGGTGGCCTTTACCGGCAGCGTGCCTGTGCAGCAGGTTTCGGGGACGCCATATGCGCGCTTTCTCGCGCTCGGAGCTGACGCGACGTACGTTTACATCCACGAATATTGCCCGATGCAGGGCAGCGCGCAGGGTAACAACTGGACGTCGCTGCCCGCCCTCAGCGTGCCGATGACGGTTTATGTCACTGACGAGCTACTCTAATGACGACAGCCTTTGAAATTACCCCCGGATACATGCGGATGGCTGGCGGGCTGTTCGACACTCGCAACCGCTATATTCGCAAGGTGTCGGGTGGCGCTACGATGTCCATCGTCAACGGCGCCTCGATGGCGGCTGCGTTCGTATCCGGGAATCCGGGGCAGGTTCACTGGAGATGGCAAGTCGGTGGCGCGACGTTTACCGGCGGCGGCAGCCCGCCGGGGACGCCTAGCGCTCAAACACTCATCGCGCTCTGATGCTGCTGATCGCTGACGGGCGGCTGCGCATCAGCGGCGCGGATGGCGGTACGCGCTTCGATAGCGACGAGGGCCTCTTTCACCCGATCTCGTCCGTGCAGGGTGCGCTCAGCATGGGACAGTACACCACTGGAAACGGCGTATCGATCAACGTGGCCGATAGCTTTTTTCTCGGTAATTGCCACGCAGCCTGCACGCACGTCATTGGCGCGATGAAGTTCACCCTCAACAACTACGCCGCCGGCATGGCATTCGATCGCTGGCATACGATCATGGGCGGCTCGGCGCTCTGGGTTCTCGACGGAGAAGCGGGATTTCAATCTGTTGTCGGGTCGAACCAGTCCGACATCATTCAGTTCGTCGCCTATTCGTTCCGAGTGACATCAGGTCAAGTGTACATGGACCGACGCGTGGCCATGGGCGGAACGCCAGCCATTTACGCCGTTCTGCCGCACCAGATCCAATACAAGCTCAAGGCTGGGTATTTCACCTAAGCCGCCGCGTCCCGTGGCGCGGCCCACCACTTGCTCGGCCCGTGCCGAGCATTGCCTCTTTCCATCCGTGTCATCTAGGAATCCAACATGGCCATCTGGTATCGGCAGGGCGCCGCTTCGGTCGAGAACGGCGCGACATCCGTCACCGGCACGCTCACGGGCTGGCTCAACCAGGTGAAGCCGGGCGACGGCATCACCTTCGACGACGGATGCTCGTGGTACGAGATTGCCGCCGAGCCCGTCAGCAACACCGCGTTGGTGCTGGCGACGCCGTATGCAGGCGAGACCGTCTCCGGCGCCGCCTACGCCATCGACCGGCGGAGCCCACAGTGGTCGCTCGCTTCCGATCTTGCGGTGAAGGTCGCGGCGCTGCTGGGTAAAATCACCACGCTGCTGCTCACCAACGGCAAGCCGAACGATGGCATCGGCAACGACGGTGCCATCGCATTCGATTCCGGCGCGCAGCTGTTCTATTTCAAGTCCGGCGGCGAATGGGACGAAGGGACGAGCCTCAAGGGTGACGGCGGTTGGTCACCCGTATTCGCGCTGGCCAGTGACGGCGAGCGCCGCGTGTTGCAGGTTGTCGATTGGGTGGGCGGTGAAAGTGAAAAGCCGCCTGTCGATCTCTACGTCGGGGTCAGCGGCCTGACAGAAACCATCGGTGAGGCGGCGGACGTCCGTGGGGCGCAAGGCGTGTCGGGCGATGACGGCAGCGATGGCGCAGACGGAAACGACGGATGGTCTCCCATCCTCGCCGCCATTGCCGATAGTGATCGGCGCGTCTTCCGGGTGGTTGATTGGGTTGGCGGTGAAGGAACGAAGCCCGCCGCCGGCAAATATCTCGGGCCCTCCGGTCTTGTCGATGCGGTTGGCGATGGTACGGACGTGCGCGGCCCTGCGGGCTCTGGCGCGGGCGATGTCGTAGGCCCTGGTGCAACGGTAATCGCAGGCGAGATCGCGGTATTCAGCGACACGACGGGAGAGGCGATCGAGGGCGCTGGCGTAACGATTGGCGCCATAGGTGCCGCCATCGCTGGCAAGATGGATACGATCACCGAGGCGCTCGCGCTGCCGGAAGTCGAGGACGACCCGGAGACGCCGAGCGCGGGCACGAAGCTGCTCTATGCCAAGGACGACGGCAAGGTTTACACGAAGAACAGTGCTGGCGCCGTCGTAGAGGTTGGCGCGGGAGCCGCCGGCGGCCGTGAAGTGCTGACAGCGAACCGCACCTACTACGTGCGAACAGACGGCAGCGATAGCAACAACGGCCTGTCGAACACGTCTGGCGGCGCGTTCCTCACGATCCAGAAGGCGATCGACACTGTGGCCGGGCTGGATCTCGGCATCTACACCGTCACGATTTCAGTCGGTGCCGGCACCTTCACGGGTGCCAATATACTTAAGAAACTGACGGGCGCGGGATCAGCCGCCATTAAAGGCGCCGGCGCAACAACTATCGTATCGGTGTCGAGCGGGAACTGCTTTTATGCCAACGGCGGCGTTCTAAATTGGTTGCTAGAAGATATGAAGATGGCAGCCCCAGCAGGCTCGGCTATCGTCGCGGACAACTTCTCCTATATCACCTTCGCCAATGTCGAATTTGGCGCCGTCAGTTCCAGCGGGCGGCACCTTTACGCAACAGGCGGCGCGAAGATTGAAGCGACAGGCAACTATACGATCAGCGGCGGGGGGCAGATCCACGCCCTAGCCACATGGACTGGGCAAGTCGCAGTCGTCGGCCGGGCTGTCACCCTAAGCGGCACGCCAGTATTTCCGACGGCGTTTGTCTACGCCTCCCGCCTTGGGAAGATCGAAGCGAACGGAATTACCTTTTCCGGATCGGCGACAGGGCCGCGCTACCTTTCGGATAACAACTCGATCGTCTTCACGAACGGCGGTGGAGCAAACTACTTCCCCGGCAACGCGGCTGGTTCCGTGACATCGGGAGGCATCTACTCATGATCTTGTTCGATCCTCGCGACTGGTTCTGGATTGTCGGCGCAGACGAGAGCAGAGCGTGGTCGAGTGCGGCGGGGCAGTACGTCACTGAATACCCCGGCGACTGCACAACGCGCATCGGAACTGAGGAAGAGCTCGCGGACGTCCTGCGCCCATACGGTCTGCCGCTCCCGCTCTATGTTCTCGACGACTATCGCAAGACCGCGCAAGCCCATATCGATGCTGTAGCTGGCACGCGCAATTACGATAGCGGCGCCTCCATGGCCGGCTATGTAAATTCTTCGGTGCCGTCGTGGGCAGCTGAAGCCGCGGCTTTCGTCGCGTGGCGTGATGCAGTGTGGGTCTACCTCTTCGCACAGATTGAAGCGGTGCTAGAGGGCCAGCGCAGCCAGCCGACGCCGGCGGGGCTCGTGGCCGAAATACCCGCGATCGAATGGCCGGTCATCGATTAGCCCGCGCCGGGCGGAATTCACCAGCTGAACGGATAGAGTTTGCGGCCCACGCCCTGGCGCCGCAAAGATCAGCGCGCGCACATTCAGGGGACGTTCCGCATGCGGGAGCACATTGACCCGGTTGTTGACGGAAGGCCGACACCGCCGCCCTGGCTGCTGAAAGTCTGCAGACCGCTTCTCAGGGTGCTGGTCTTCGGCAGTCTGTTCGTCCTGCTCTTTGCGTGGCTGGCCGCGCAGCGGCTTAAGCGTCGCGCTTTCGGGGGCTGACCAGCCGCCCTTTCTGCCGCCGCCTCCGGGCGGCTTTTTTGATTCCAGAACATCAACGGGGGAGCCATGACCTACAGCGTCATGAACGACCGGCTGCTGCAAGGCGGCCGGGCGGTGCCGTTCGTGCCGACGCCCAACCAGGGCGGACGCATCGAGCCGGCATTGATCGTGGTGCACTTCACAGCCGACCACCTCGATCCGGAGGATTCGGTGCGCTGGTTCGCGCAGGAGAAATCGAAGGTCTCGGCGCACCTTATCATCGGCCGTGACGGTTCCATCACGCAGATGGTCGACCTCGACCGGCGCGCATGGCATTGCGACCCGAGTTCCTGGAACGGGAAACCCAGCGTCAACGGTTTCTCGATCGGCATCGAGATGGACAACCCCGGCAAGCTCACGCTTCGCGGCAACGATGGCGTCGCCTGGTTCGGCACCAGATTCGACCGCGCAGAATACGGCCTCGTCGAGCACCGCAGCGACAAGTACGGCCACGGCCTGTGGATGCCTTACACGTCGGAGCAGATGGAGGCCCTGCGCGGCGTCATCGTCGCGCTGCTCGAGGCGTACCCCTCGATCGTCGACATCTGCGGCCACGACGAGATCTGCGTGCCCGCCAAGCGCAAGGACGATCCCGGGCCGCTGATGGATATGGACGCCTTGCGCGCCATGCTCGGCAACCGCAGGCCGCAAAGCGCCGGCTCGGTCACCGACGCGCAGGAGGCGCTGGCGCAGCTCGGATACGCACCGGGCGACGTCGACGGCCTGATGGGCCCGCGCACGCGCGCCGCCATCCGTGCCTTCCAGGAGCAGAACGGGCTGCACGTCACCGGTGCGCTTGATGGCATCACTGGCCAGCGGCTCTTCAGCGAGACCGCCAAGCCGATGCCGACGGGGACGCGAGAGGATCAGCCCGTCGCGCAAGCGCCGGGAACATGGGTCGTCAAGCGCGGCGCCGAGGGGACGGCGTCAACGACACTGATCGAGGCGGCGGCGAACTACGCCGACCCGCTGCAGGCAATCGACGGCGCCGACAAGGCCATCGCGCACGCCGAGAAGGGGCGCGCCGTGGTGGAGCGCTCCACCGGCATCCTCGACTGGCTCATCGCCTACCTGCAGACGCCGCAGGGGCTGCGCGTCGGCATCGTGCTCACGCTCTGCGTGGCCACCTGGATCATCGCCCACCGGACCGATGTGCGCGCGCGGCTGGCGCGGCTCACCGGCCGGCCGGCCTAACGGAGGCGTCTCATGATCTTTGTCACCGCAATCAAATGGGCGTGGGCGCTGGTGTTGCCCTGGGTCGGCCCGCTGCTGCCGCCGCTGCTGCGCAACATCCCCGCGCTGGCCACCCTTCGGCGCTGGGCGCGGCGGGGGTTCATCGCCGCGCTCGTCCTGGCGGCACTCCTCAGTCTCTACGTTGCCATGCGGACGTTGCGAAACCCCGTCGAGGAGCGTGTCTCCGCCGCCGAGGTCAACGCCAGTCTCTACGCCGAGCGCAACCGGCAGCTCACCCGATCGGTCGCGCAGCTGGAGCGCTCGCTGGCCATCCGCGAGCGAGAGAAGGCCGCCGCCGAGAACGAAATCGCCGAACTTCGCGCAACCATGGAGGCATCCCGTGCGCAATCTCCGAATCCCGATGCTGTTGTGTTTCCCGCTGACGATCCTTGGCTGCGCGCAAAGCAGCGCCGTTAAACCGCCCCCGGCGATCGTGACGCCGGCGAATACGCAGGATCTCGCCGCCGTTCGTTGTCCGCCCGCCGATCAGCGCGCGGTAGCCGAGTTCAAGCGCACGACGCGGCCGCCCGCGGGCGGGATCACCAAACGCGCGGCGCAGGAGTGGCTCGACGCCTACGAGGAGGCAGAGCGGCGCAAGAACCGCGCCGGCCAGCGGCTGCTGTCGGAGTACGAATCCTGCCGGTCGGGCAGCGATGACACCTGGCAGGCCGTCACGCGGGCGCTGGGGGCGGTCTAGGCGGCGACGGTAGGCGTACGGCGTAGGGTGAGGCACTGGCAGAGGGAAAGCCATGCGCGATGGGCCACGGCGAAATGAACGGATACCCGAGCTGGCCGCAGTTGGTGGAGGTGATGGACCGCGGTTTCGACCGCATGGATCACCGCCTGACGGTTTCGACGAATCGCATCCACGACCGGCTGACCACTTCGGAGGGGGTGCTGCACAAGCGGATCGATGGCGTGCGGGGGGAGGTGATCCGGCTTGGTGCCGCCATCGCGGCGCAGCAGTCGGCGCTGCCATCCCCGCCGGCGCCGGGACGTCTCGCCAGGGCGAAGGCCTGGGCGGAGCAGATAGCGGCCTTG